GTTCGTTAGCGATAACAGTTGGCATAACACGACGAATTACTGGAAGAATAACGCGATTTAGAGTTGCGATATTACCAGCAGTTGTTGTGCCTGCTGAAGATTCAGCTAGCAACTGTTTGCGAGTGTTTTCGAGGATAACACCCATTGTTCCGCGGCGAGTGCCTTTCAAGCCTTCTAGTAGGGCTTCCTTGGTCTCGTCCCAACGGCTTTCTAATAGTACTTTTGACATTTGTATTATCTCCTAATCTATGTCTTACTTAAGCCCTGCCAGACGCTTGAAATCAATCAAGTTGTTTTCGACAACTGGATCAGTCTCAACTTCTTTTTTGGCAGTTTCTTTATCACCAGTCACTTCTTTGATAACACTTTCCGTTAAGGCTGTTTTAGCGCCAGCCTTTGGACTTCCAGTGTTTAGAACTGCTGGTAAATACTTGTCGAAAGCGGACTTCAATTTTGGTGTCTGTACGCTTTCTAGCAAAGCCTTCATTACTTCGGCCTTCTCTTTGTTTAAAGGTGATAGAAGTTTTTCCATTTCCTTTTCACGTTGAGTTGATTCCTTGATAATGCGGACTTCACGATCCTTTGATTCAGCAACAGCGATTGCTTCTTGGGCTACCTTTGCTGCTTCAGCCAATGCTTTTTCTTTTTCTTCCATTGCTCTCATTAACTTGCGAGCTTCTGCCTTATCGTTTAGATAAGTCACAGAATATTCGCTAGCGAATGCTTCAAACAATTTGCGTCCAAAGTTATTTTCACGGGCTGACTTAATATCTTCTTTCAACTGTGATAGTTCACCTGCAAGATGTGATGCAACTAGTGATTTAACACGAACTGCACTTTCAGCAACAAATTTTTGTTTTAATGCTTCTAGTTTTTCACGACCTTCAGCAACTAACTTGACACGAGCCTCAACAACTGCTTGCTTGTCTTGTGTAAATTCTTTAATCTCTCTTGCAAGAGCATGAACTACAAATTGTTCAAGTTTATGTTGATTTTCCATGTACACTTTACGATCATTACGCAACTCACGAATTTCTTCAGCTAGTTTAGTAACAAGAAAATCGTTAAATTTGCTTGCTTGTTCTTGTAATTGTACTTTGGCTTTTACTCTATCTTCGTTAAATGCCTTTCTCTCTTCATGAAATTCTGCAATTTCAGTGGCGAGATTTTCAGTCATCATCTTGTCTAGGGCTTCTACCATCACAGTACGATCATGTTCGTAACGTTGCGCAAACTCTTCACGGAGTTCTGCACGTACTTGATCGCGGGCTTCAGTCAACTTTGATTCCCAAACTTTTGAAATTTCGTTTGAGACATCTTCGTTGATTAGACCACTTTCTAGTAATGGTTTGATAGCATCTAACATGCTCATATCCCCTTTATTTAATTTTCAATTCCTTGATGAGGCGTTTTACTTCCTCGCCCAAGTAATTTTGTACCTTTTTGTTGCCCCTTGCGTCCCTAGCGATTTCTAAAACTTTATGACCATGCTTCATATTCATGAGGCTTTCATATATTGCTTTAGGATATGCGTTAGGTGCGCTTGGTTGTGCAACGATATCAACAGTGATTATTTCAAAATCACTTACCTTGCCGTCTAAGTCGCTTACATTACCTGATCCACGACTTGAAACGCCTAGTTTTACACCACTCTCCAACATTGTCTTTACTAATTGACCCATTGGAGTTGGTAAAATCTTTAGTTTGCCGAAACCGTTTGCGCCATCCATCCACATGCTTGTGATCATATGGCTAACACGGTCTAGATTAATCTTTAGATCATCTGGGTGATCGACTTCACCTAGCACAGAATAACCTTCTTGAATTTGTTTGTTTAATGTATCGACAGCAGCATTAATTTCAGAAACGGGATAAATGCGCTCGTTTGCGTTTTTTACCCCGCCCTGAATAAAGATGCCCTTCATATAGAGGGTCTTTAGATCGCTGCCCTGTTCGTTAACAGACTCAACGATCATGTTTGCTCTATCAAACGTTAAGTGTTCTCTTAGATACAAAGCCATTGTTCTCCAAGTTACCCTTAATTAGCCCTTAGCAACTGGGCTTTTAGTATAAGCAGCACCGTCCTTAGTTGTTGGCTTTGGAGCAGCTGCTAAATCAACCTTCGCCTTACCGCCTGGCACGTTCTTGAATGAACCTGCGCCTGGTAGTTCGCCTTCCTTCTTGCTATATTCATTTGATGGGCCTTTTGGACCATTTGGTACAGCTTCATGATCGCCTGAGAACTTGACAGGCTTGCTGTCCATTCCCTTTGCACCTGAGTTTGCTGGAACTGGGCTCTTCTTTTGTACTCCATCGTCACCGTGAGTTACAGATACTTTTTGTAACTGTACTGCTTCAGCAACAACTTCTTCCTCTTCTTCGCTCTCTTCGCTACCGCCCATTAGTGATTCAAATTCGGCCATCAAATCATCTAGTTTGTCTTTGATATCGCTCAATTCTGCCTTATCAACTGCACCTTCTTCATCATGCATTTCTTCGGCATCATGAGTTAGTTCGTCGCCGGCTTCTTCGGCTTCATCATCAAATTGAATGTCGTCTGACTCTTCTTCTTCAGTCATTCCGGTTTCTTCGACGTTAATTTCGTCTAATAGATCACCGACTTGACCATGCATTCCTTCGTCCATATCTTCATCGCCATGAGCTTCGGCCATGACTTCTTCATCCATGATTGATTCATAGATTTCTCTGGACTTTTCTACGACGATTTCGTGAAATAGTTCACGTGCCTTATCTTCTTGCTCATTGATGATTAAATCAATAAGCTGTTCATATTTCTTGTTTTCCATTTTGAATTCTCCTGGATATAAATGGCTTTGTAGAATTATTTAGTGCATAGCACTAAAAACTGTTCAATAAGTGCGATTTTTTTGCGTTTTTGATATTTTTATGGATATTAAGCTGAAGGTTGAGCCTGATTTGCTTGACTATATTGTTCTTTTACTTTCTTAAGATATTCTTTTTTCTCGTAATTTCTTACATCTAACATCTTACGTAACTTTCTCAATTGTTTAAGTGTTAATTTAGTTTTTCGGCTTGTGCGCCATGTAGGTTTGCTGTTGTCTTTATTTACATCTTGATAGCCCGGTACAGGCGGATTAAACATTTCAAATAACTTCATAAAGTTATTTATGCTAGGATTTAGTAATTTTTTTAGTGTAAAGATATTCTTCAGCAGGCTCATTACTAAAACCTTGCAAACTTAATAGTTTTTCATCTACTTTACAATTATTAATTAGTTCATCAGACAATTTTTCTACAAATTCAAATAAAGGTTGTACATCCCAAGACTCTTCTTGAGATTCTGTTTCTACATAATCACGAATTATATTTTGCAATTTGCTTGGGTTTACCCCTATATTTTCTGCATACTCTTGCTCACCTTTGCTTATTGAACCGTGTTGTCTAACATCTCTAATGCATTGAACTATGCTTCTACGTAGATGACTTTTTGTTTCTTCTTTTTCTACTTCTATTTCACTAAAATCTTTTACTTTGTCTTGTAGTTGGTCAAGTAGTTGATTTAACATTAATACGTCTTTCATGGCCCCTTCTATATACGTCATACCTTCTGCTAAATGTTCGCGTAGTTTCGCTAGTTCAATTTTCATTTCAACTTCATCCCAATATTCAACTTTAGTAGTTTGTAATTTTTCTTCTAGTTTACGTATTTTCATTTCTGTTTCTAATGTTTTCCATTTGGATTCATTTAAAGCAGATTTTTTACTTGCTAATTCTGCACTTATTTGACGGAGATTTTTCATAGGGGCATGATAATTTAAATTTAGATGTTTCCATGTCCATTGTGTGTGGCTACGATTCCATATATTTTCTAACTCAGACGATCTTACTAAAACTTTATCAACTAATTCAGAATTTTCTTTTAAGGTTTTTCCACCAAAACTTTCTATAGTAGATAATGAACCTTTACCGAATATATAACTTACTGGTACTATTACCTCTTTTTTATCACTTATAGTAATATCTTTGCGTATGTTATCAAATAGTGCTAATTTATTTTTGTCATTTTTTTCAGTCATCTAAATCTCCTAGTGCCATGTATCCAAACTACTAAAGCATATCTAATTCCTTTAGTGATAGGCGTTACTCTATGTACTAAATAACTAGGAAACAAATGCACACTTCCTTGTTCTTTGGTTCCTATTATTTTGTCGCCGTAATTATTTACTTCTAATAATCCGCCTTCGTAATCATTAGGATCTGATAGTTGTACACTTACAGAAATTTTTCTAGTGCTTGATTCATTTGTTCCTGAATCGCTGTGCCAATCATAATGCGCTATGCTATCCGTTGAATCATACTTCAATAGTTGTAAAGAATGTTGTATTCCCATTATTTCAAAATCAAAATGCTCGTTATTTGCAACCATAACCGCATCCGCTATTTTTTTATATATCCAACGATATTCTTCTATATTAGGTAATTCATTAATTTGAACATGTCTTATTGATTTGTCTACATTTAAAGTTTGTTTTGCTGTAGCAATTTGACCATAATTAGAATATTCTTCTATAAAATAATTTATGATTTGTTCGCATTCTTCTTTAGTAAATGTAAGTTCCGGTCTAAATGTTTTACTATATGTGCAATAAGACGGCATATTTCTTTCAAGTGTGGGTATGTAAAAAACATCTGATTTCACATGCGGTAAGAAAATAGAGTTGGGGTCAGTAGGATTTATTTTTATTCCAGTTTTCTCAATTTTTCTTTTAGGTTTAGGCCATGTAACTAGATTAGTATTTTTTATATTTGTCATTTTATCATTTTCAAAGTGTTTATTTGGTCCTTCAGCATCTACATAGTGCAAAAAAACTTGAGTTTGCCACTCTCCTTTAAATTTAGGTCTCCAGTGAACTATTTCTTGACCCTTATATAAAATTAAATCACCTATGTCAAGCGATATCATTTCTCCCTTAGTATTATTCTGATTTACTTTATCTTCAAAATATATAGGCCATACTCTTTTACCGTCATAATCTAAAGTTATAGTAACACTATACTCGCAACTTTCCCGATCAATATGTTTTTCTAACACATCTCCATTTCTATAAATTCTTGCATATGTATAGGTCGGAAGTAATTTTTTATTGGTGTGTTGTGAAAGTTGTTTGCCAATAATTTTATGTATTTCAGTAAAGAAAGAAGCATTATAAATTGAATCGCTTAATGGGCATTGGACATCTTTTTCCATAATACCTTTATCGTAAGCATCAAATAGCATATTTGATAAAGTTTTACACTCTTGACGAGAAAGTGCATTTTCTAATAAAACAAATTTATGTGTGTTAAAATACTCTAGGGATGTTTGCGTCATAATATTAATTTGTTTATGACGAATATATATACTTTAAATTGAAATTAGCAAAAAAAGTTACAAATAGATAAGAAAAAATTTACTTACACTATTAAACTTGTGTTCCGCATGACATTCTATACGATCCTCCTGGCGTCAAATTACCCACAGTCGTTGATGTCCCTAAAGCTACATAAGGAAATTTTTGAATAGTTGCTACCCATCCTAAATCATACCCTCCGTAACCGCCTTGTTGATATCCATAAGTAGTGCTACTTGTTGCCGAGCCGCCGGTGGTTGGTCTGACTAAGGAAGCCACATTAGCAGCGTTAGTGTCACTAGTAAAACTAAAGCCTTTTATCTCAACAACATCATTACCTGACCCACTTATGAAACCATTGGTTTCGGAACTATTACTAAAATAAGCCCCACTCATTGAATTCGTTGCAGACACTACTGCGTTTGAATCTGTGGCGAACGGAAATTTTCTAATAGATGTGCCGGCTGAACTGTACCCATTGGTAGGGCTTGAAAAACCTAAATTATAGCCGCCGGTAAATCCAACCAGTACTCCCACAGCCACAGCATTTGTGTCCGCACTAAAACTAAATTTTTCAAATGTATTGGAAGGAGATCCGGTGTCACCACCTAATACATAACCATATCCCTGACTCTTGGAGCTCGCGCCCCCAGTATCATATTTACCTGCATTAGTCAACAATGCGGTGACAGTAGCATTTTGTGTGCCTGTAGCGTATGAATATTTTTGTATCCAACGTCTTTCACTAACGCTGCTTATTGCGCTACTGCCTGCTAAGTATCCATTAGTTTCGCTTGCTTGACCCGGATTTGAGGATCTACCCATTCCAGGCGATTGTAGCGAGCCTACACCTGTTGCGTTAGCATCTGAGGCATATGGGTATCTTGTTATAGCTGGTACCGAACTTGTACCAGTATACCCATAACTAGTACCACCAAAAACAGGTTGAGGCCCTGCACCTGGTATTTGTAAACTTAATCCACCACCTGAGATTGATATGCCTGATAATATCATAATTTTATTTATGCCGGAGGACTTGCAGGAGTAGCTGGGGTAGTTGGTGCTGCTGTGCCACCTGGTGCGCCTGTTGGTCCACCTGCAGTGACAGGGCCTGCTACTTCAGGGCCTTGCTCTGCACCCTGTTCTGGTTCTGTCATTTGTTCACCGGTCTCTGTGTCTGTTTGAATATCGCTGACACTTACTCCTACGCTGCGTAGATCGCTACCCGATGGTTCTTCAAGTGCCTCTTTACCGTTCTCTTCACGCCATAATTTTTCGTTCTTATTGATTTCATCTTCGGTAAGACCTAAAAAGCGTTCCATTGCAAAACGCTTACTGATATAAGGTAATTGCTCAATTGAACTGAATACGTTTACTCTCGCTGTATCCAACTCGCTCTGACGATAAGCGGCAAAATTTTGCGGCGGATTAAATTCTAATTGGAACAATCCTGAATCAATATTGAACCCTCTCCAGCGTAAGAATAACTTAAATTCTTCATCTAATTTTGTAGCGATATAACTTTGTAATCTTTCGCAATATTGGTTAAAGCGATATTCTTGTATCATCGCTGTACCAACACGACCATCACTTAATGGTGTTTGGCTATCGTCCGGACCAGTTGGTAAATAACTGCTTGGTACACGTAAACCGCGTGCTAATCTGTTATTGAAATAACGTAGGTCGTCAATCTCACCTAGATTCTGTCCGCCTGGCATAACTTCTACTGATGATCCGCGACCGTCTGCGGTGACTGGGAAGAAGTAATCTTCGTTCATTGACAGTGGATTATATGTAGCATCTACGATTGATTGACCACCATAAACTGATGGAATTCTACGTTGGTGTATTTCATTTTTAATACGTTCAACATAAGCCATAGCCATGTGACTTGGCATGTTACCAACGTCAATCTTAAACAATCTACGTTCTGGTGCACGTTGTACACGATATATCAATACAGCATCTTCTAATAGTTCTTTTTGCTTGTAAACTTTGAAAATGTTTTCTAATATGGACTGACCGAAAGGCCAGAAACGATCAAGTCCTTCTGTTAAACTTAGATGTACTATATGTTTCGCGTCGATAGCACTTTCACTCTGACCTAATGTGAAACGGCTACCAGACGTATTATATGGCATAGCAGGTACCGTATATGGAGTATTAGTGCCTCCACCTGTACCACCTAGCCCTGTTGCTGGATTAGCAGCAAAATCTGTATTTGTTTTCTGTGCAACTGATAAATTTTGAAGATTAATGTTTAAATCTTTTAATACGTACTGTTCTGGAAGTTTACCTTCACTTTCATTGACAATGACTTTGATTACTTTAACCATATCGACCCAGTATAACTTAAAGTTTTCTGGATCGCGCACAAATACTTGATCTCCGTACTTGATTACGTTACGGAACATCTTAAAAATTCTTTGATCAAACTCGTTTAGTTTACACCATTGCTGTAACTGTTCTTTTAAAATATTGATTTCATGTGGTGTAGGATCAAGTTTAAACTGTAAATTGAATGGTGTTTTATTATGTTCGTTTTTCTGTGTGCTGAATTCGCTGATAATGTCTAAACATGCGTTAATTTCAGCATCAACATCCATCATTTCATATTGATTGTAACGTTCAATTCTGTTTGGGTGACCTGTATAAACTTCAGGCAAACGTGACATGTAATTTTTATAACCAAAATCATTATTATTCCAGCCACCAGTACTACTATTGTTTTGTCCTGGACTGCCGTTCCAAGCACCACTATTACTATTGGCGCCTGATATAGGGCTGCTGATACCCGATTTGTTTATAAACTTTCTTTTATATGGCATAATATTATTTTAGGTTATTAAGTATTTATTGTTATGCCTGACTGTATTGCAATATCTTGCTTTGAGTATCATTACCCGTATCTAGTTTATTAATTACGTTATCCAATTTAATTCCTAACATTTCCATCAATTGCTGATTCTGTCTTGCTATATCTCTAAACATCGTAGTATCTAACTTCTCTGTAGCAACAGATTTATCGAAAGTTGACATCTCTGTTTTGATTTGTTCCTGCGATTTTTTTCCTAAATCAGCAAGTATGCTGTTCGGATCTAATGGAACAATTATTTCATTACCATGCAGCATAGTGGGGAAACCTGATGTTGATCCTGATACTATACCGCCCTTAGCCATTTGCGGAACTTCAGCATGAAAATGCGCTCCCTTAGTATGTCTAGTAGGATCATTATATTCGTCTTTGACATTTTGAAAACCCAAACTGTTTAATATACTTGTGATTTTTGCTGATTGTTCTTTATCAGGTCTTTCTGTCAGTGTGAAGTCTAACGCACGACCTTGGGCATGTGCGCTTCTTGGGAAATTTTTAGCATGATAATAATCATTTAACGCTGTTATATGCATCATGCGCAAACCATCAAGGTCAGTATTCTGAAGCTTGACAATACCCTCTAATAGTTTAGGACTTAAGCCATATCCTTCACCCTGAGTATCCATTGTTTTTCTATCTTTATCCGCTCCGCCTTGCGCATTTTGTCCTAACATTTCTGGATTTAATGGAAGTTCTTGTGGACCTCTGATAAATTTAGGATCTATTAATCCGGACTGCATCAATTTGTCTAATGATGTTTCAATACTACCGCGCTGCGTAGCTGGTTTAGTGACTTGTCTTGCTACAGATGGAGGAGTACTTGCATTTAATTTACCTGAACGGACAGCTTCAGTGACTTTGGCAGCAACTTGTGGAGCTGTCGATGCCGCTGGAACTTCCGGCACACCTGGTTGTGCCTGACCTTGAGGTGCAGTCGTAACGGCAGTTCGTTGTACTCTTTTTACAATCTCATTGATTTGATCTTGGCTATATTTGTTTGCACCTAATTCGCGCTTTAATATCGCCTGTGCTTCACTAGCAGATTTACCTTCTTTGATCAATTGATTATATCGATTATTTGCCCATTGTATCTGTCTGTCAGTTATTCGTATAGTAGGTGTAGTAGGTGTTGTGACTCTACCTTCAGTGCTTGGTGCAAGCTGCGGTCTTTGTTCAGTAGTTTGCGGTGCTTCTGGACCAGTTGAGCTAGGTCTAGCAACTGTAGCTGATTCAGGTCTTGCACCGGTTACCGTTGGAGCATTGGTAGTAGACGGTGCTACTGTAGG